ACCTGCACCATGAGACTGCGGTCGAAGCCCTATTCTACCTGCAAGAGTTTGACGTACACCTGTACAACGCCTTAACGAAGCGCATGGACCGAATCGATACGGCAAACAAAATGCAGAAGGAGAACTTCATGCCGAAGGAACTGCCGTATATGTTTGCTTCATGGACTGAGTACCGGAAGTACCTAATGGAGAAGTTGATTCCGGACAACGCCTACCTTCTGAAAATGGTTGAGCGCACCGGAATTGAATACGCCAAGGTATTCGAGGGGGATGAGAAGATGCTCAATAAGGCAGAAAAGATTTTGGTCGCTACAATAATATTGGGCGACGTAGCGGGTACGAAGATTAACAACTTCAAGTCCTCAGTATTGACCTTTTACAAACGTGACAAAAAACGCAAAGCCCAGAAAGATGAAATTTGAATACGACCTCGGCGACTTCGAATCGATGAGCCCAAAGGAGCAGGCCTTAAAACTGCATGAGATGAGAAAGGTTATCAACGGGATGTCCCCACAGCCTTCTCCGATTGATATCGTTCACTGGGTGCCATTAGAGCAAGTCCAAGCCAACGACTACAACCCGAATAGTGTAGCCACAAATGAGATGCGCCTGTTGTACACGTCAATCAAGCACGACGGATACACTCAGCCAGTTGTCACCATTTACGATGAGAGCATAAACAAATACATCATTGTGGACGGCTTCCACCGCTACACGACGATGAAGCGGAACAAGGACATATACGATGCCCACAACGGCCTACTGCCCATCGTAGTAATTCAGAAGGATATCAACGACCGGATGGCATCCACGGTGAGGCACAACCGAGCAAGAGGCCGTCACTCGATTGACGGGATGAGCAACATGGTATTCAGCATGTTGGAGAATGGATGGAGCGATGCCGATATTTGCAACGAAATGGGCATGGAGGCAGATGAGCTTGTCCGACTCAAACACATCACAGGATTCTCGAAACTATTTGAGAACGTCGAATACAAAAAGGCGTGGGTAGCCGATTCACAAATCAAAATCAAAAAGGAGTACAATGCAAGTAGAGAACATTAAAACCGACATCATCAAGCCCTATTGGCGCAACGCCCGGGACAACTCAAAGACCATCGCTGCATTAAAGCAGAGCATCACGGACTTCGGGTTCAACCAACCACTTGTGCTTGATAAGAAATTTACCATCATTGCCGGTCACGCCCGTTACACAGCGATGCTGGAACTCGGAGCCGAGGAAATCCCTTGCATCGTCGTAGAAATGGACCCGGTAAAGGTGAAGCAATACCGAATTGCCGACAACAAAACCCATGAGATGACTTCGTGGGTGCATGATGAATTGCTCGTTGAATTACGCGAACTATCCGACTGGAAAGACCTTGACATATTCTTCCCGAACGTAGACGTTCAGTCATGGCTGCAAGAGAGCGTGGGACAGGCAATCAAGGAGGTTACCGATGAGGATGTACGCGGACAATTAGAGAAGAACGAAAAGACCTTCGAAGAATCCACCGACGCAGTAATGGCTGACCAACTGGAAGTCATTTGCCCACATTGTGCAGAGAACTTCTATGTAAGCCGCCGGGAAGTAACCAAGCGCATGGACATGTAATTCATTGGTAAAAAGACAAAACAATGAGTACGAAACAGGACAATGGTAAAAAGCGCATGATTGAAGCGTTGAAGAAGACGCTTGGAATCGTAACGTCTGCCGCAGCACAAACAGGGATAAGCCGCAATACACACTACACATGGATGCAGGATGACCCGGAGTACAAGGCCGAGGTTGACGGAATCGCAGACATGGCTATTGACTTTGCAGAGTCAAGTCTACAACGGCAGATTCAAGACGGGAACACAACCGCCACCATCTTCTACTTAAAGACGAAAGGGAAAGAGCGTGGATATGTAGAACGTCAAGAGGTAACTGGAATTAACGGAGCAGGAATTACGATTCAAATTGTCGACACTCCAAGCGAATAAGGTATTCCGGCACCTTGAAACAAGTGGGGCACGTATCATTGTCGAGCAGGGAGGAACCCGTTCCGGCAAGACATACAACATCCTAATTTGGATTATCACCTACTGCCTACGGAATACAGGGAAGACCATAACGATTTGCCGGAAGACCTATCCGGCACTTCGTGCTTCCGCTATGCGTGACTTCATAGAGATATGTCACCTCATGGGATTGCCCATGGAGGGGATGCTCAATAAATCAACTTCCGAAATCCGTATCAACGGAAACCTTGTGGAGTTCATAGGACTTGACCAGCCGCAAAAGATTCGGGGACGGAAACGGGACTTGGCCTTTGCAAACGAGGCAAACGAACTGAGCAAGGAAGATTTCTTTCAGTTGAACATCCGAACTCGGGAGCGATTCATAATGGACTACAACCCGTCGGAAGAGTTCCATTGGATTTACGACGAAGTGCTTCCGCGGAACGATTGCGACTTCTATAAGACCACATACCTGGACAATCCCTTTTTGACACCCATGGAGGTGCAAGAGATTGAACGTCTGCAACAAACTGACCCTTTCTATTGGACAGTATATGGACTTGGAGAACGGGGCGCAAATCCAACCACTATCTTCCGAGCGAACGAAGTCAAGAAGATTCCAGAGCGTGCTCAGTTGCTTGGGTACGGACTCGACTTCGGTTTTACGAATAATCCATCTGCAATGGTAGCCGCATACGTTGACGGGGACAACCTGTACTTCGATGAGTTGCTTTATCAGACCAACCTGACCAACCAAGACCTTGACGGCAAATTCAAGGAGTTGAACCTTATCAAGGGCGCAAGGATTGTAGCCGACTCTGCCGAGCCGAAGTCGATTGAAGAGTTGCACCGGAGGGGATGGAACATACACCCATGCGACAAAGGGACTGGAAGCGTAAACCTTGGTATTCATGGATAGCACGCCATACGTCGGTGTACGACCAATCGTAAATGGGATACATGGTAAACTGCTCCTTCTCCCGGCTCAGAATCTTTCCCCATGTTTCTCCCTTGTAGGTATTATGTCCTGTAAGTCCCATGAGCCGTGCCGGACTTTCCTCTGCCCGTACTCCGGCAACGAAGCATACCCTACCGAAATCCTTCTTCGCGATGGCCTCAAAGATACCATCTGTCCATGCCGGGCAGTCGTATATGTTGTCCTTGCGGCTGATTGGGTCGTATGGATGTATATGCTCTTCAACGGACTGGTCCCAGCATAGTTGATACACGTCTTTGAAGGATGTGCTATTCTCAATCTTTAAAGGGATTTGATACCAATACGGGTCAGTGGTTTCCGCGTACATTACTTCCCGAACCCATTCCACCGTACTTGTCCACTCTGCCTCTTGGTCAACCCACATGACCTTCATCGGAAGACGGCCTCTACGCGTCGCCTATTCAAGGCAAAGATTGTAGACAACCGTGGAGTCCTTTCCTCCGGAAATAGATACGCAGATGTCATCAAATTCATCGAATAGCCACGATATGCGTCGACGCGCGGCTTCCATTACGTTCTCTTTGAGAAATATCTTCATAGGATGTATTTTACTCCGTAGTACAATTTGAACTCCTTTACGATTTGGAATCCATTTTTAAGGTAGTGGTCAATGCTCATGGACGTACAGGTAGCCTCAATGTATTTGCACCTTGAGAAACGTGCGTTTTTCATTGAAAACTCAAACATGAACTTGAACAACCCTTTGCCCCGGTATTCTTTGTAGACGTAATGGTTGTTGAATTTGATTTTGGTACTCCAATATTGCAGGCTTGTGACTCCGGCTATGACTTCATTGTACAGGACAAAATAGTATTCAGCATTCTTGCTCCACCCAGCCATGTCTTCCTTTGCAGCAAGGGCTTCAAATAATTCCGTGGCCTTCTCGTGTGTGGTTTTCACCATTCGCATTTTGTCCGTGCTCATTTGATTCCGAGTACCATTTTAAGTTTATTGTATCGGTACTCGTTCAATTCGCTACCATGATATGTCGCTCCGGCTTTCAATACTGCACGGCCTGTACGTCCTACACCTGCAAATG